AGCACCGGGCCGCCCCGCCCTCGGCCGTGTTGGATCCGTCAATAGGGCGCGCCGGTCAATCGGGCCGGATATAGCCAGCGCCTAGCGTTACGTTATGAGCCCGGGCCGTGCTATCGCCAGCAATGCCGGGGCTTTACTCGGGCCAGTGGTCGCGGCTGTGGTCGAACCAGCGAGAACCTAGCAACGGCGGGGCCTTGGGGGGGGGCGCAACTGCCACCGGGGGGGGTACCCGTTACCGTATACAACCACGACCGAATTTGGAAAAATAGGTATTGTCAACAAGATCGAGACCCCTACGGACTCCATTTGTAAACATAGTAGGTTTTCGTGTCGATATTTGGGGGTTTTGTGTACACGTTCTGTCAACACGCAATAATATGCGCCTATTAGTGTGATAATTATGCATTTAATTGCGCTAAACTGTTGACTTAACTAAGGTAATTTAATATTATTGGGTATGACTTTAGCAATTGTTGGAGTATTTTCCTTAAATGGACTAAATTATGAGCTTACCTAGCGATACTGCGACGCTCGAATTACCGTTACTAGTCGAAAACGACCTAGAAGTGGACAACGACGGACGTATGTTCGTGGTTAGTTACATATTCCCTGACGAGAGTGATGAATCTGTTGAGATCCGAGTAGATTTTGAGCAGATCATCGATAATTTGATCGATTTCTACCGTGAAGACCAAGGTGCGGCCGGATATAACCAGCTTTACCTTATTGCACATGAACTTGACCGTCATTCTCACAATCTTCGTGATATTGCTGGCCTGATGGAAGGCAAGTTACACAACGAAGATCTATTTGATGAATTCTAAGCCCCTATTTAACCCTAATCTCATGGATCCTCTGGATGCGACCCAAGTTGGCCGTATCGGAGAGCATTTAGTTGCCGCTGTAGTAGCCGGGTATGGTTACGAGGTACATCACACGGCCGGAAGTGGCTATGACTTGCTCGTAATGCTCCCGGATGATGCTGGCGTAATTCGTGTAGACGTTAAAACGAAAAAAGCCGCGACAGGTGCGCGGCTCTATAGTATTAGAAAGGGTAAGACCACCACATTCCGTGAATACGAAGCGGGTGACTGTGATATATTTGCGTTGGTCTGCTTAGAAGATATGTCCGTAACCTTTGAGAAGTGTGCAGACTACGATGGTAAGAACTCCATCTATCTTAATCGCCTACTACACAAGGACACATGCCCCTATACAGCTTGGCAACAATCTATAGCTATATAGTATATAGACCGCCCGGCGAACGCCTGAACATTTTAGCATGAATTTGCTCATCCGTCAATACTCCGCCCTTATTAATTACCTTAACTACGTTATTTCAGGTGTTGCAATTAAATCGTAGTAGTGTTATAACAAATACCAGACTCAACATGTCTTTCCCCAAAAACTCAATCAACTTAATTTATATAAGAGCCGCAATAGAAGCGGCTACTGGCGTCCGTTTAACTTTAAAGGATGTCAGGAGGTACCTTTTAGAAGAGGGCCTGATCACGCCGAAACAGGCGCGAAACGAGGCTACTATTTTTAGAGGCTACAAAGAATTTTATGAGCAGGACTACACCGATTATCGGGACGATAGCCTCTCAACCAGAGAACTAAATTTTGATGATGATGCCAATCGGCGCAGAATAAAGTTTGGGGATGAATAATTACTCAGGGAGCTTAAAGTGAAATACTCAAATTGTGGGGCCTCGGTTAAATCCAGCGGCAAAGTCAAAAAAATGAACTCAGGTGGTTTCATGAAGATCGGCGATGGTCTCCAGAAGCTCGACGTGAACAAAGACGCTGATAAGGTCAAAGCCAATATAGGTGGAGCTATGAAGCGTACAACTAAAAAGGCACCTTCTGTTAAGCGCAGTGAGTCTGGCCCAACTAAGCCTCTTACTAAGCCCAAACCAAAGCCTAAACCAAAAGTAGGGCCTAAGCCTAAAACAGGTGGCCCAAAACCTAAGCCAAAACCTAAGCCTAAGACCCCTGCGCCGTATGATGACTCGGGCATGGGTAAAAGAGGCCGTCGTTTTAGCTCCGGTGGAATGGCTGAAGACAAGCGCAAAGATAAATCTGAAGAAGATAATGATAAGAAGGGCGCAAAGAAATATAAGCGTGGGGAGTTAGTAGAAGCATCTTACGGTAAGTCTGTTCGCAAAAAGAAGAAGTAGTTATGGCTACTAAGCGCGTAGACAAGTCCAAGATGGCTTGCAACAAACCTAGACGTACCTCTGGCGGAAGCAAGAAGTTTGTGGTTAAGGCCTGTCAGGATGGCAAAGAAAAGGTCATTCGTTTTGGCGACCCGGACATGAAGATCCGAAAGTCTAACCCTAAAGCTCGTAAGTCTTTTCGTGCGCGTCACAAGTGTGAGACGGCGAAAGACAAGATGACTGCTAGATACTGGTCTTGCAAGAAATGGTAGAGGTTAATGACTCTACGGCTATTACCATCCCTATCCGTAACTTAATAGCAATGATCATAGCAACGTCAGTTGCGACGATGGCGTATTTTTCCGTACAGGAAAGATTAAACGTATTGGAACACAGCCTAGATAAAAGCCAGATGGAGATATCGCAGAACAATGAGTTCCGTATCAAATGGCCTAGAGGTGAGCTTGGTAGCTTACCGGCTGATGCTAGACAGGATATGTTAATTGAAGGTGTAGAGAGAGATGTAGAAGATCTCCGCCAGATACAAGATGAAGTACAGGCTATCACTATTCGATTAGGAACAATTGAAGCACTTCGTACTGCCGAAGGCACACCTCAACAGGCACAAAATGACTGACAAAAAAGAATTAACTAAAATGCAAGAAGCCTTCCTAGAAGCTCTTTGTGGCGATGCACGGGGTAATATCCGTGAAGCTATGACTTCGGCTGGCTACTCGCATAATACTCGCATCAATGAGGTCGTTGGCCCATTGCGTGACGAGATAGTAGACCGTGCTAGTATGGTTTTGGCGATGAATGCGCCAAAGGCTACTTTTAGCATGGTGGACGTATTAAATGACCCGGGTGCTATGGGGGCAAGAAATGCAGTGGCGGCGGCTACTCAGATTCTTGATAGAACCGGTCTAGTAAAGAAAGAACAGATAGAGATTAAAGGGCCAGAAGGGGGCGTATTTATTTTACCACCGAAACAGGTGTCCCCAACCGATGACGAAGACGAATAATTGGCCTGATAAGAAACGACCTAATAAAACATCTAAGATACCCTACGGGTACCAAGTAAGCGAAGATGATGTTTTACTAGCCGTTCCAGATTGGAATCTAATTGGCTTTATTGAAAAGGCGATGGACTTCCTTGATGATGGCAACTCCTACCGTGAGGCCGCTAGGTGGCTGAGTGAGAACTCAGGGCACGAAGTATCTCACCAAGGTTTAGCCAATATATGGAAACGGAATAGGGGCGATAAGAACCCTCGTGTTAAACAGCTTGCCCAGCGCAAGCGCAAAAACGCACCGAAGACCAAGGAAGAGCGGGAGTTACGCGATCTTAAAAAGCGTGAAGCGGCGACTAAACGAAGTCTTACCGTCACTAAGAAAAAGATTGATGCGATAAGTGGACAGGAAGAAGCCACCCCAGTCGCACCCACAGCACAGCAGTTTAGCGATACACTCGACTTTACTGCAAAACCAAAAGAACAAAAGGTTATCTTCTCACCCAACCCGGGGCCGCAAACAGAATTTCTAGCGGCATCGGAAAGAGAAGTGTTATACGGCGGAGCGGCCGGTGGGGGTAAAAGTATAGGACTGCTTGCAGATCCGATGCGATACTTCTCAAACGCTAACTTCAACGGACTGATCCTTAGACGTACAAATGACGAACTAAGGGAACTAATATGGAAGTCCCAAGAAATGTACGTCGCGGCATTCCCCGGCGCAAAGTGGCAAGAAAAGAAGTCACAGTGGGTCTTTCCTAGTGGAGCTAGGTTATGGATGACCTACCTAGAGAGAGAAGATGATGTACTACGTTACCAAGGTCAAGCATTCAGTTACATCGGCTTTGACGAGCTTACGCAACATTCTACGCCGTTTGCATGGAATTATATGCGTTCACGTCTTAGAACCACTGACCCCAGCTTACCGATATTTATGCGAGCTACTACGAACCCGGGTGGCCCCGGCCATTCGTGGGTTAAGCAGATGTTTGTGGATCCTAGCCCGGCGGGTGTTTCGTTCTCTGCGAAGGACTTGGAGACGGGTGAGACACTAACCTATCCGGAAGGTCACGACAAAGCAGGACAAGCTCTCTTTGATAGACGATTCATACCGGCCACTCTTAAAGATAACCCGTATTTGCATTCGGAGGGTTCCTACGAGGCTAACCTTCTATCGCTACCTGAGATGCAAAGAAGGCAACTTCTGGAGGGCGATTGGGCCGTCGCAGACGGCGCGGCATTTTCGGAGTTTAGGTCAAACACTCACGTCGTAGATCCGTTTGAAATACCACACGAGTGGCGTAGGTTTAGATCATGCGACTATGGGTACTCATCCTACTCCGCAGTACACTGGTTTGCTATAGACCCAGCGTATGAAACTCTCATAGTTTACCGAGAGTTATACGTTAGTAAGCACACTGGCAAAGATTTAGCTAAAGCTGTACTAGAGCTTGAAGTAGGTGAACAAATGAGTTATGGTGTGCTAGACTCTTCATGCTGGCATAATAGAGGGCAGATAGGCCCATCCATAGCAGAAGAAATGATTTCGATGGGATGCCGATGGCGACCATCAGATAGAAGTGCGGGAGCCCGGGTAGCGGGTAAGAACCGACTTCACGAATTACTCAAATATGACGAAGAAGCAGAAACCCCCGGCATCGTATTTTTTAATAACTGCCGCCAGATTATTGCAGATCTTCCCGTCATTCCCAGCGACCCCAAGGGTGGCGACGATATTGACGTGAGATACCGCAGTGATCACACCTATGACTCCGTGCGTTATGGCGTCATGTCTCGGCCACGAGCCTCGTCCCCGTTTGATGACTGGGGTCAAAAAAATACTCAGACTTGGAGACCCGCGAGTCGTAAATTTGGATACTAAATAAATGGCAATTGTAGATCGACCAGAAGATATAAATTTAGAAGAAGCCTCAATCGGACTAGAAGATGGTACACCCGAGGATAATGCGTCTCTGGGCGGATTAATTGGATGGATCGAAGGTAGGTATAACCGATCAAACGATGCGAGGCAGTCGGATGAAACAAGATGGCTTACTTCTTATAGGAATTACCGTGGCCTATATGGCCCAGACGTTCAGTTCACGGAGCAGGAAAAGAGTCAGGCGTTTATCAAGATCACTAAGACCAAAGTTCTTGCGGCCTACGCTCAAATTGTCGATGTACTTTTTGCAGGGAGTAAGTTTCCTATTGGCATTGAGCCTAGTTACAAGCCTCTGGGCGTTAGTGGCCCTATGCACTTTGATCCAAAGGAAGTTACTGAGGATAAACTAAACGAGCTTACCGGTGGTAGTGGAGCTAAGAACCCTACTATTGCACGACCAGAATTATTAAAACGCTCTGGGCCCTTCCAAGACCAACTAGGTCGAGTAGAAGATAAACTACGAGATGGCCCCGGCAAAACGCCTACGGCTCTAACCTTTGAGCCAGCAAAAGAAGCCTCTAGGAAAATGGAGAAGACTATCCATGATCAGCTAGAGGAATCTGAAGCAAACAAACATTTACGTTCCGTTGCTTTTGAAATGTCACTGTTCGGTACAGGCATTCTTAAAGGCCCATTCGCGTTACAAAAAGAGTACCCGAATTGGAATGACGAAGGAGCGTATGACCCAGTTTTTAGGACTATTCCGAAAGTTGAATCTGTAAGTATATGGAATTTTTATCCAGACCCAGATGCACGGAATATGGCAGAAGCGGAGTACGTCATTGAACGTCACCGTCTAAACCGTTCTCAGTTGAGAGCCCTTAAAAAACGTCCTTTCTTTAGACCGGATGCAATTGATGAGGCGATTGATTTCGGCCCGAATTATACTCCACACTACTGGGAGGACGCACTAGAAGACAGCGATATGTCATCGTCTATCGAACGCTACGAAGTACTTGAGTACTGGGGTGTTGTAGACGCTGAGATAGCCGAAGAGGCTGAACTAGATTTACCAGATGAAGTGGCAGACCAAGATGAAGTGCAGATCAACGCATGGGTTTGTAACGGCCAAGTCATCCGTCTAGTAATTAATCCATTTACTCCAACCCGTATCCCTTACCACGCAGTACCCTACGAGCTTAATCCATATAGCTTCTTTGGTATTGGTCTGGCAGAGAACATGGAAGATACACAAGAGATCATGAATGGTTTCATGCGTCTTGCTGTAGATAACGCCGCTTTATCATCTAACCTCTTGATTGAGATCGATGAAACAAACCTCGTACCGGGACAAGACATGTCAGTTTATCCGGGCAAGGTGTTTAGGCGTCAAGCCGGTGCGCCGGGACAGGCCATCTTTGGTACGAAGTTCCCGAACGTAACTGGTGAATGTATACAGGTTTTTGATAAGGCACGACAGTTGGCGGATGAAGCTACTGGTATGCCTTCCTTTGCTCACGGTAGTACAGGCGTCATGGGTGTTGGTAGAACAGCATCTGGTATGTCTATGCTTATGGGCGCGGCGGCACAGAATATTAAAGCCGTTGTAAGAAATGTTGATGACTACTTATTGGCACCTCTCGGCCGATCTTTGTTTAGTTTTAACATGCAGTTTAATTTTGATAAATCTATTAGAGGGGATCTCGATGTCGTAGCCAAAGGTACAGAAAGCCTAATGCGAAACGAGGTACGTTCCCAGCGTCTGTTGCAGTTTATGCAGATGACAGGAAACCCCAGCATGGCTCCATTTGTTAAGTATGATTACATACTACGAGAGCTTGCGGCCAGCATGGATCTGGATGAGGACAAGGTTCTTAACGATCCAAGAGAAGCGGCAATACAAGCTGAGATGATGGCGGCGGTAGCGGCATTGATGCCACAGCAACCACCTCAACAACAGCAACAAGGGGCACCTAGTCCCGAAGACCCAACCGGTAATGGTGGCGGGAACATAGCACCCGGCAATGCACCAGAGCCCGGCGCTCCCGGATTTACGGGAGAAGGTGGAGGAGCAAACGGTGGAACCCCACCCCCAGCACCACCTGAAGGTCAGCCTCAGTAATGGAAAAAGTCTTAGCGAAGAAGATATTACCTCTAGTCAATGACGTAGAGAAGTACCCATTATTACAAGATTACATAGATAATCGTATCGAGACGATGCGTAATTTTTTAGAGAATACAAAAGAACACGAAAAGATACTGGAAGTACAGGGCGCAATTGCAGAGTTGCGAAGGTTCCAGACACTGCGTGATCAAGCTCTGGAGGGAGCCAAATAATGCATAATTACGAAGAAGATATGATGTTGGGGGGATGTGGAGATCCAATGTGCCCCGAGTGTGGTGGTATGATGGTAGGCATGGATGATGTGTCAGGAAACCCAATTCCTCCGGGATCTAACGAGATGAATGTCCGTGATGATATTCCAGCAGTTTTAAGCGACGGTGAGTACGTCGTTCCAGCGGACGTTGTTCGCTATCATGGTTTAAAGACTTTTATGTCGCTACGCGACGAAGCTAAATTTGGTCTAATGGCTATGTACGCCGAGGGTCAGATCCAAGAGATCGAAGACGAAGAACAAGAGATGATACCTTGTCCTGAGTGTGATGGCGAAGGCTGTGAACACTGTGATGGGCTAGGATACCACTACGCAGATGAAGAAGATTACGAAATAGAAGAAGAAGAGTATGAAACCGAAGAAGGTAACGTAATCGAAGAAGCAGTCGCAGAAATAGAAGAAGAAACAATGGAAGTCGAAGAGGATGAAGAAGACTCTTCAGACGGCAAAAATACTTATCGTCCCAGCGTAAAGATCGCTTTGATGAAAAGGTAATTTGCGGCACGGGCTACCCGCATGAACCACTAGCTTCGGCTAGTCTACTTTAAC